CGAGGCCGACAGCGCTTGCTGTGCTTGCCATTCCTGCGGGCTCAACGGCCCCGTCACCCGGCGAGACTGGGTCCGGTTGAACATGGTGTGGTTCTTGATGCGGTCGAAATCGGACGGGACAGCCCCGCTCTGGATTGCCGCCGCCGTGGATGTGAAGGTTTTTTCCTTGCACAGGGCCTCCCAGCTATGGCGCCGCGCAAGCTCCCGCCCCTCCTGATCGGCAAGCGCATTGATCAGCCGCACATTCAAATCCGTCGAGGATATGATGACATTCGAACGCGGCGTGCTTAACACACCCTGCGCCTCGTTTATCATGGTGAGGAAAGTCATTACTTGGCAACATCCTTGGGTTTGGAGCGTTTTGGTCTGTCCGCCGTCAAGACGTTCAATTGCGCCTTCATTTCATCGACATCGGCGCGAAGTTGCTCGTTTTCCAGCTTGAGGTCCGCGTTCACTGCTGCAATCAAGGCCGTGCCTTCCTTCGCCTCGATGAAGGACCGCGCCTTTTCCCGCCATCCGCGCGCGCCCATGCCGATACGCTCAAGGTCGCCATCGGTGGTCGCCGCCAAATCCTCGGCGGTGCGAATATGGATATTTTTCAGATGCCCGACGATAGGCGGCGGAAGGAACGGCAAAACGTCTAGTGGCGTTCCCTCGACAGGCTCCTCTTGTCCAGCGAGCCAGTGGTCATAGTATTTCTCAACATGCGGCCACAAAAACTGCTCTTTTTTCAGCGCCGCGATCGACCACGGCGTTGATTCGCCGTTCGAGCCCTTTTTCACAAGGTCAACTTTGTGAATCTCCCGGAACTCGCCCGGCCTGTCTCTGTCCGGGATGTAATCCGCTCGAAAATTCATCGGAATGACATTGACTTCGTGCGCCACCGCATCGGGTGAAACTGGGTCAGGGAGCATGTTCTATCCTTAAAGAAAAAGGGCGGGAGCCGAAGCCCCCGCCCAAATCATCAGTACAGGAAATTGCACATGATTTCCTTGTTCGAGATATCGCCGGCAATGGCACAGACATGGTCCGTGACCGCTGCGGAAACATCCAGAGTCCCATCGGCTGAACCGGTTGGCGTAAGTGGATCGCCATCGGAGCCCGCCGTCAGGGCGATTGTTAGAGTGGCGAATCCCTTGACTTGAATCCAACCAAACTTGTTATCGGCCATTACGACCTGGAGAACACCCGCGCCGACCTCATCCGAAGCCGACAGATCCGAAGTCACGTCATTATTTCCGTACCCGGAGTCGGCTACATAGTAGCAAACCTCTCCGACTACGGAATCGGTTGCCGCTGCTTCGTGGCTGTAGGTGATGTACTTGTAGAGTTTCCCGTCATGGCTCTGGAACAACGAGCCAAGGGCAAACTCTGCGGAAGCGTCAACTCTATCGAGTTTTGCACCCATGATAAACGACATATCTATGCCTCCTTCTAGGCTTCATCGATGAGCTTGCCTTGCAGCGAGCGATTGCTGCAAACCAAATTGCCCATCCAGATAATCGGAATCACCTCGGCGTCCTGGTTGACGCTCATTTTCTCACCGAGCGTTGACCAGTTGGCTTCGCGATGCGTGACGACCTCCAAGAAATCGGTATTCAGGAAGTACATGATCTTCGCTGTCGTACCGAAATTGGAGTTCGAATCGAACACCACATCGGCATCAACGAATTTCAACGCATTGAAACCAGCAACCGCCTTATCCGACGACGCATAGCGCTGGAGGTCACTTAAACCATCCCAGAAGAAGCCATACATATCATTGGACGCGACAATCAGATCGGGACGATCGCCGCCACGAACTAGCTCAAGCCACATATTCTGCATGAACCCCTTGACGTTCGAGGAGGTGGGCGTCGAGGTGCATTCAAAGAAGTTGTTCTTCCAGAACGTGAACGTCGTTGAATTGATGCCACCGACCGTGCCCGTACCGTCGCTTGTGACGATATGACCAAGGCCACCCATCTGATTCGACAGCGCGCCGGTTGAATATAGATCAATCGACATATTGTTCGCCGCCGTTCGCTTGGCGTTTTTCACCCTCGCGTTAACGAGGTTGATCATCGCTTCCTTGCCTGAGTTTTGGCGAAGTTCGCGACCGGACGCGGTGATGTGTACCGCCCCCTGCACCCAATCATACTTGGCCGCCGACAACACATCGGAAGCCGCGATATTGAGCGTATCGAAGCCGGAATAGCGTTGATAAGTCGCATTTTCCGCGTAATCAAGCGGCCGGACAATCTGCGATATTGAGCGTATCGAAGCCGGAATAGCGTTGATAAGTCGCATTTTCCGCGTAATCAAGCGGCCGGACAATCTCATATCCGCCGCTCAGTGTCTTAATTTGCCCCTTGTCCTGTAAACGCCGGTAAAGGGCATTATGAGCGGAGACATTATCAGAAATCTCCGCCGGATGATTACGAAGAGTGGTTGTGACCATCTCCGTAAACGTACTATTTGGTGAAGCCATCAGGCCCTCCTATAAAGGTTAGGCCCCCTGTACGTTGTCATAAATCGCGCTCAATTCGTCCTCGCGGCTTTTGTATTGCGGTGGCGTCGCGCCGCCAGCCGTGCCTTGCGTGGAAAGATTGGTTTCGGAAACACGGCGCGCCTTCACCGCCTTCTCCTCCACCTCCGTTTTTCGCTTGGCCTCGGTTTCGACAGACTGTTCCGCCTGCATCGCTATCCGCGTGGACGGATTTGCCCACACGGCCATGTCATAAGCCGCATCCATGTCCGCCGCGTTTCCCGATTGAATCAGCGCGCCCATTTGCTGGCGCACCTCCTCGAAGTGCGAGTGTCCTTGTGCGAACGCATCGATTTCCGCGCCGACCCGGCTGGTTTCCTCTTGCTGCTGGGTCGTGACGAAGCTCGACACCTGGTTTTGTAGAGCGTTCATTTTGTCAACGAAGGGAGCAAGAGCCGGATCAATCTCTTCCAGCCCTGCATCAATTTGTGAGAGGTCTATGCCATATTGTTGAGACAGCCATCGGATTGCAGCCTGTGGGTCGGTTCGCAAATACTGATCAGCGGCTACAAGTTGGGACACATATTGCCCCTCGTTTACACCGTTTAGCTGTAATTGCTGACGCACGGGCGCAAGGGCCACTTCAATCGGCTCGTACCCCTTCAGTCGAGTTGCGCGTTCACCGTCAGCCTTCTGCCAGTCACCCTCCCGCCGCAGGACTTCATCCTGAAGCTCACGG